CAGGCCAGACCGCTAAGACAGCAGTGAACTGTCTCTGCTTGGGCTGCTTGGCGCGGCGAATCACTTGATGCACCGAATCCCACCCAACCGCACGCAACGCCAGACCGGAGGATGTCCCATTTTTTCGCATAAAAATCCACTCCCCTAGAAACGGCGGGAGCCACAGCAAAACCGTCGCCAAGAAGAGATACCACGTAATCGGCAAGACTACGAGCTTGAGCACCGGAGGTGTACTGATGCTCAGGCAGCTTAGAGAGTTCAAGGCGAAGCCAAGCGAGATGGCGAGAAGTGTCGCAAGTAAGGTAATCATCATCTTGTACCGGGCCAGTCTTTGGGAAGAGGACATCAACAGGAGGGGTAGGGGCAAAGCGCAGCGGGCAAGTGAACCGGAGCCAATCGATAGAGACGAGACGGCCCGGCACTCGCAAAGCTTCGAGCCGAATCTTGACGGAGCGACCGAAAGCAACGAGGGAAGAAGACATAGCGCACCTCAAATCGAGCAACGGATCATTTTCAAATGTTCTCCCCGTGATTACCAGGGGGGGGGCCTTGTCGCCCGTTCGGCGAGCCGAAGGGGGCGACAAGGCAACACCCAAACACTAACACAGATTCAGCTTGCGATAGACCGAGCGCCGAAAAATACCCTTTCGGGGGCTGACCCCGAAACCCTTGGACTTGATTTACATCAAGCTCAAGGGCAAGGGGCTGGATTTTTCGGGAACAGACACTGTAGGCGAGCGGGGGGGTGGGTTGTCTTGACTGAATGAGCTATTAGGCGAGTGTCGCTCTTGAGGGATGTCGAGGCCATGGGCGACAAGATCCCGGCAAGTCTTATCTGACACAGCAGAGATACGCACAGCAGAAGCGGTGTAGCACCAGCACCGACGAGCATCAGAGATACAAGCGGCAGGGTAAGGGGCCGCAGTAGGAACGGTGAGCGCATCGTAAATGGGTGCGGTGTGGGGAAGGTCTGGCACACGCGGAACGTGAAGAGCAAGCCACTCAGGCATGCTGAGAGACTGCCCTTGAATATCAGTCTTCGCTAAAGTACCGCTACCAGGGAGGTGGTGCACTGCAACATCCTGACCAGGATGGACCCCCGAGACGCGTTCAGCGACAGCATCCGGGTGGAGGCGGGCATAGATAAACCAGGCCAAAGCAGGTAACAGGGCGATCACACCGAGCAAGAGGAAAAGGCGAAAAGGCAGACGACGCTTGACAGTGTGGACCTCAGCCGACTTATACCAGCCAAAAACCTCGGAGGGATAACGCCACTCGTGCTTGATCGAATCACCTCGGGACGCAGCAACAGAATCCCGGCAGCCGTTGACGTATTCGTGAATCGTGGCAAATCGCGTACCGAACTTTCGGACGATATGAAAATGATGATCGATCAATCGACGGACGAAAGAATCTATCAGCATGGGATTCTGTGTCACGAGATAGATATCTATCCCCTTGTGCCGATGCGTAGCCAGGGCGGAGACATGCGGGGGAGGCTCACCCCGACCGCGAACAGGGAAGGCAAACTGCGACTCATCAATCACATAAATCGAGTTTGGCGGGAGTTCTTCCCACTTATCTGCTGGCCAAGAAATCCAGCCTGGGATACTTAAACCGGGTATCTCGTTGTGATAGACCGTGCGGGCAGAGGTTTCACCAACACCCTTTACTTTGTAAAGTGTGTACAGAGTTTTTCCGTGACCGGGAAGACCAGTAATCAGCTCAATCATTATTTCATCCCGAATTTCTTCAGGGCACCATTAGTAAGACCGTTAATAAGCAAGCGGGAGGTTATCGCGCCAACGAGCATCGAGATACAGACGCCGACATGCAAGACACCTGCAATCTGAACGACAGAAGAACCGGCGGCGAGGACGTGGGCGACAGCGTAATCACGGGCCCAAGTAATCGAGGCGTTAACACCGGTATAGACGACAGCGCCAAAACCGAGGGAAACCAGGGCACGGCCCGCGATCGAACCAGCGGCGGAGACGAGAGCGCCGATCAAAGCAGCGAAGAAGAGAGGCATAGCGAGGCTCCAAAGTTAAACGAACGTGATTCGCAGGCAAGCCAAGGCAACCAGGGCGACGAGAATATTACCGAGCATCACCATGGAGTCACACAGACGAGAAAAAGGGAGCGTGAGAGACGACCCCGCATAACTAAACACGTAATCCGAAGGACAAGAACCGCCAGGCAGAAGATCTACCGCAGCAGAGGGGTCGGGCAGAGCGACAGTCGAGGTCCAACCTTCTACGCCAGAGGCCGACATAGCTGCTTGGCCCGCAACGACAGCAGAGTCAGTAGGAGAAACCGAAACTTGACAGGCCAAAAGATGCGACTGTCGAGCTATAGCGCACTGAACAGCGTCACCGCTACACGAAAAACCGGCGGAACAATCGCCGCCGAAAGATCCGGACACAGAAGAGCAGAGAGGGCTAGTCGAGTTTGAAGCGCAAAAAGTGCGAAGGTCAGATTGAACCGTCGAAGTCGTCGAAGTGCCGGATGCAGCGGGATCAGACGGTGCGACGCTAGTAGTCGTGGACGTCTGACAAGAAGCGCCGGAGCAAGACGTAGTCGAAGTTGTGGACGTGGATACAGACCCAGCACCGCCGCTGGTGACGGGAGCGGTTGTCGTGGTAGTGGAGGTGGTAGACGTAGCCGCACAAGGCGCGCACTGAACAGATGCACCAATACTGATCGGGCACTGACCCTTCGCGCACTGGGTGACTGGCGGACCAGACCCGACAGAGCCAGAACAAGCCGAGCCGCTGAAACTGCCGCCAGTATTAGATACCCAAGCGAAGTTATTAGGCGGTGTTGATCCGGTCATATCAATAGCCGAATTTTGCAGTGAGACAGCACAACCGTCGATGCACATTTCTTGCGGCGGGTGAGCAATATTCGGAACAGCTGTCCCGTAATCGAGGACGACAACAGAAGGGACACCACCAGCCGGGACCTGACCGGACTTAGAAGCACAAGGTGGTAGGACGGTAGGGCAGACACCCGAGGCGTCCGGATAGGTTGGCGTTGTATCGCAAGCAATCTGACCGGAAACAGAGCCGACCGTCTGTCTCTGAGTATTACAAGCGCCCACATAACAAGACTGAACGTCCTGATAACAATAGTAAGAAGTAGACGATATTTGAATGCCAACATAACCGGCCGAGATAGTCTGAGTCGATTGACCAGAACCGCCCGTAGATGAAGATGGAAAATGATTAGCACAAGCAGTGCCAGCATCAGAAAAATAAGACGTACCAGAAAGATCCGGGTAAATCGTAATCAGAGCATGAGCGGAGAGAGAAAAGAAAGAGCAAAGGAAAAGAATGAGCCGCTTCACGAGACACCCCTAAAAAGTAAGGGGGCCGAAGCCCCCTTGTTAATCGACCTACCGGAGCAGTAGCCAGGTAGAACCTAGCAGAGCGAGCAGGATGTAAAAGCCCATCACAGGGCCCGACGAATCCACTTGAAAAGCTTGATACCGACGTACAGCGCAAAGACAGCGGCACCGACGGCGGCGACGTCAGTTGCGGCACCGGTCACAGCAGTGATGTCAACAGCGGCATTGGCCGCGACAGTACCAGCGCCCAGGACAACGGCGGCGGCGAAACGGGCGGGAGTGAAGCGAATGGTCATGATAGAGCCTTAGAGAGAGTTAAAGTTAGACGTCATTATTAACGTCTGAGGAAAGTGTAGCACGAACAGATCGTGCAGCCAGGGCGACGAGCCAAACGGCGACAACAGCAGGCCCGATTAAGAGACTGTCATTGATCGTCATAGAGCCAAAAGAATTAGGCCAGTCCTCAATCACGCAAGTCGGAGACTGCCGCGAAGTCGAATAAGGTCCCGCAGGAGTCGTGTTATCAACGGCTTTGTACAAGTTGAGCGTGTAGCTAGCAGCGAACGATGAGCCCACGCCGTTACAAGACCAAGCTACGACAGAGCCGGCACTAGTGACAGCCTGAACCGGGTAGTCGGCTTGGCAGTGATAGGCCGCAGCTTGCGAAGAAGTGAACGCCAGACACTGGCCTGCGATGACGTACCCGGTAGACATATCAGACTTTCAGACGCTCGATAGCGACAAGAGAAACTGCCGCCTTGCCGTCTGGGCCGGACGTAATCGCAAAAGTAGCGAGTACAGCGAGCGGGAACTTATCGAACTGCCAGGCATCAGCTTCAGAAGCCTTGCCAAGCTTCATCGCCCGAGCTGTGCAGCCGTACGAGCGAATGCGTGCAGGCAGATCAACGGTCAAGTGATAGGAGCAAGAGTCAAAATCGACAGACTTGCCACCGTCCGGAGGGGAGAAAGTGCCGGAGCTACCGGAAACGCCGAGAAGAAGGCACTTAGTTTGCAGGTTCATGATCAGTGGTCCAGTGGAGGGAAGTTGAAAAATGTACGAGATCAGATTGTGACACAGGGCGCAGACGATAGCCGGACGCACAGATGCAGCGCATCAAACAAGATGAAGCCATGGCATCAAATTCGCGAACAACAACCGATTGAGCGGACAGGACGCCTAAGCGAAGACGCCCAGGCCCGGACATAGCGAGAGGCCTAGAAAGGACGTAAGAGCCACAGGGAGGCTGGGGGGCCCAGAGAAACGAGAGAGGGGTCAATCGATCAGAGACAAGAAGTGGATTAAGGTGCAAAGGCATGTTGCAGCTCCAAGGTTGTAAAAGCCTGCAAGCGGGCAGGCAGCTTATCAGTGAGAAGACGCAGGAAAGCATCAGCAGAAAGATGCTTAAAAAGCACACTAAGAGACGGTGCGCAAGTCGTCGAAAACCAATTCAGAAGACGGACCGCTTCAGCTTTGACAGTAGCAACCGGCAAAACGCGGTCTTTAAACTCAGGCTTAGACGGGGTCGGCGGGTCATCCGGCAAGTCGGCCAGGGCGAGAGCTTCAGCGTGAAGGTCCGCATGCCAGGGCGAGGCACCGGCAAAATAGGCGTCGGGCGAGACAAGAACATCATACGGGATGACACGGAGGGAGTCGCCGTAACGCAGCTCAACGCGCTGCCACTCAGAAGACAAATCACCGTATGCGTGACCTTTATCGTAGATGTTAGTTTGCTTACCTGCACCCTTCGAGCCGAGATAAAAAGACCGAGACACACCGCCCATGAAGTCACCGACGAGCGAGCTGCCAGGCGTCTTGCCGCGAACATCACACGCACCGGAAACGTAATCACGCTGAACGCGCTCAAAGCTGCCCGGGAGACCATCAAAAAAATCCAAGGCTAAATCGACGCGAGTAATACGAGCGTGCCAAAAAGGGAGCAAGCGAGAGAGAGCGTCAAAAAAATCAGCATCACCAAATGTACAGGCCAGACCGCTAAGACAGCAGTGAACTGTCTCTGCTTGGGCTGCTTGGCGCGGCGAATCACTTGATGCACCGAATCCCACCCAACCGCACGCAACGCCAGACCGGAGGATGTCCCATTTTTTCG